TCTTCCACCGTCCCCATATCGTCCCGGGGGCGTTCGAGCATAATCACGACATCCGCGTCCTGTTCGATGCTACCACTGTCACGCAGGTCTTGCAGTTGCGGGGGACGGTTCTCCCGGACGCTCTCCCGGTTCAACTGGCACAGGAGCACCACCGGGATGTTGCATTCCTTGGCGATCGTCTTCAGCCGGGCCGTGATCTCGCCGATGATCTGGGCCTGCGTCATCCGCCTGTTGTAGTACCGGATGAGGCCTAGGTAGTCAATGAAGGCCACATCGGTCTTCCCGGTCTGTGCATCAAGCATCACCTTGGTGCAGATTTCGTCCAAGGACTTGGCCTTGTCGTTGATCCGGAGGTTCGGGCTGACGGCCATCGCGACCGCGTTCTCGTAACTCTCCCAGTTCACCTGCCGGGAGACGATGTCATAGGTCTTCACCAGTTCCGTGCCAACGATCAACCGCTGAACCAGTTCCTTGGCCGTCATTTCGAGGGAGTAGACTGTCGCCTTCTTCCCGTCCTTCGCCGCCTTCTGGGCCATCTGCAGGGCGATGGTGGTCTTGCCCACGGAGGGCCGGGCCGCGAGGATGATGAGGTTGCCTCCTCCCAGTCCGCCGTAGAGCATATAGTTGAGGGACGGGAAGGGCGTTTCGATCCGGGTCGTGCGACCGCTCTGGATGTCATCGGCCAGTTCGTTGGCGAGGTCGGAGGCGTTCTTGGCGGAGTTGTCCTCCAACTGGCCCAGAACATCGTCAGAAAAGCCCTTGAATTTGCCTGTGACGGCCTCAACGGTCTCGCCCTGCTCAATCCCTTGGAGGATGCCCACGGCGGTCAAATAGGCCTGTTTCTTGATGTGCGTGTCCAAGAGGGCGAGGCCGACCTGCATAATCGCCTGCCCGAAGACAGGCTCTGCCCCGATGATGTTCTCTGAGAAGTTCTTCCTGTCCACCTTGGGGAAGACAGTGGTGATGTCAATCTGCTCCCGCTTATTGTACATATCCACGATGGTGTCCCAGACCTTCCGGTTCTCCCGGGAGGAGAAGAACTCCGGCTTCACGATACGCATCAACTCGCCGAGGTAGTCACTGTTGGAGAGGCACGATACCAAGAGCCGGGCCTCCAGTTGGGTGGTGTCGGGAATGGGGTATTCCGCTAGTGTGTGCTCGTATTTCATTTTCCCTGCATTTTGAGGTATTGTTCTCTGGTTATTCCGAGGCTCTCCCAGATCGGCTTCTCCTGCCGGGGCTGAGCCGGGGGCGTGACGGGCTTTCTCGGTTGGTTATACTCCTTGGAGGCCCAAGTTGCGAGCCTCCGGGAAATCTCGAACGCTCCGGACTTCTGCTTGGCGATCTCGCACCGAAGCCTGTTGCCGTTCGCCTCAGACCAGTACAGGAAGAACTCATCAACCATCTGCTTTCCGTACTTATCTACATACTTGTCGCAGATGGCACGGAAGGCCGCTCTCTTCTCTTCTACCGTCTTCGGTTTCTTCTTCTCCTCCCCCTCTCTAGTATTATCTTCCTTGTTCGTATCTATTAAACTAGAACTATTATGTTTGACATCCGTCAAAGTCTGGGTTTGATTTTCGTCAAAGTCTGCTTTGAACAGGTCTCCGCAAACACCATAGTGCAGGAGGCTCTCAACATACCGCTCACGGCCATTGAATCCGACCCGGCGGACATACCCTTTCTTCACCAGTCTGGACAGGAGGATGGAAGCGGTATTCTCCTTGACCCCAAGGAGGTCTGCGATGTACTCGTTCGAGAAGAAGCACGGGAGGTTCTTGCTCGTGAAGGAGTCAATCTCCATAAGGAGGATTTTCTCGTTCCACGACAGGTCTTTGTTCTCCCAAATTTCGATCGGGATGAAGATTCCCTTTATCTGTCTTTCCATATGCCTTCGATGTTAACGGGGTTTCCGTATGCGTCAAGGTAACTGTTGTACTTATAAAATCCCCACTTCTCGAACTCCTCGGCCACCAACAAGATGTTGTTGATCGAATCGGCAAGCATTGAGAAGTTACCATAACAGTAGTCCCTCATAACCCTTCTCATCGCTTCTGATAGGGTGTCTTCACCGTGAAACTTCATCTGGATATCATCAACGAAGATGTGCATCCTGTGATGCAATTCCTGCGGGACTAGGATTAAGTTGGTTAGATCATTGTTGCTACGGTCGTGATCTATGTGGTGGACTTGGAATTTCTTCCTGTCCCACTTGATCCCGTAGGCCTCCTCGTAGATTTTTTTGTAATCAACCATAGTGTGAAAAATTGTCCCCTGCCCGGTGTCTCGCACTCACCAAACAGGGGACACTACTCTCGTAGTTATATCTCTTGTCGCAAGCGGGTGCGAGCCACTTGCTCTCGGTTGTCTCTCCGATCTGGGGGCAAAGTAAAGCAAAATTTGCGAGAATTCCTAGAGAAAAGTGAAAAAAGTGCTATATTTGGGCGGAGTTTTGTTTGTTCTAGTCTTCATAGTAGCGACCCCGGCGGGCGGAAGCCTTCCGGGGCTTGCTTTTTCGGAAAACATTTATTACCTTTGCATCGGTGTCTTTTGTACTTCCATATCAATTGGTTGCGAATCCCCCGGAAAGGCCTTGTTCCTTCCGGGGTTTTTACTTATATTTGCAGTGCAGTATTTTCGTTATCCCTAAAGGACGGGTGTGAGCCTCTCCGGAATGTGGTTAGTAATTTTGTTTTCATTTGGCTATTAGTTTTAGGTGATTGAACTCCGGCGGGCGTGACGCTCCCCGGAGTTTTGTTTTGTACTATCAGAGAAATCCACTATATTTGTGTGTCGTAAATATGCTTTAATCGTGTTGCCAAATGACGGGTGTGACGCTCCTCTGGCTATCGTTTGAACGGTTTTTCGTTTTTTTTTGTATCTTTGTATGAGACTAACTCCGGCAGATGTGAAATCTCCCGGAGTTTTTTTTGGTGGATTCCGGTGATTTAGTTATATTTGTGATGGACAAATTTCTAGACAGTATGAAAAAAGCAATTCTCGCGGCCCTCATCGGGTCGGCAGTCTTTGTCTCCTGCAACAAAGAGACAAGCACCACCTCACCATCCCTTCCCCGCTACTTCTCCTACGAGATGCAGGGCAACTCTATGTACACCCGGTCGCCCGAGGCCGAGGATGTCCTCTCGCTCATCAACGAGGCCCTTCCGGAGCATATCTCCTGCACATTCGAGGGGGAGAAGTTCTTCGTGGTGGAGACAGGAACATACCACGAAATCCCCTCCGGCACTTACAATGTGTCCGGCACATACCTCGGGGAGACATTCGGTGGCATCCTGTCCGCCAACTCCGGTAGCATCGCCACATCGCCCGCGGTCAAGATCAACCAGACACTGGAGATCACGGACGAGGAGACGAACTACTCTCTCACAGGTTCGTACTTCTGCTTCGCCCTTGTATGGGACGATGCCCTCGTGCAGAAGATCGAATTCCGCGATGCCTACGGGCAGACATACCAGATGCCGTCCCTCGCCAAGAACGACACCCGGCTGATCTTCGTGCAGGGCTACTTGGACACGAACTACCTTTCTCTCACAATCTATCCGAGGGACACGGAGACCTATGCCGAGACGGAGTACACAATCGCCACGAAGAGCGGGAACGGGCTGAGGAAGGCCGAGTGGGGAAAGTGGTACACCATCGCCCCCACATACGGCGGGAATCAGCCGAAGTGGATCGGGTTGGACTTACCTTCCTTTGTGCAGGGGGAGTTCTGACCCGGCCTGCGGCTAAACCAACTGGAGGGCCTAAAAACCCTCCTTTTTTGGTTTTTGTGTGCAAAAAGTCAAAAAATTCTTGCACAAACCAATTTTTTTACTTACCTTTGCTCCCAGAAACCGAAAACATTATGATCCGAATCACTGAAGCACTCACTTACGCCAAGGAGAAAGGACTTCTTGGTAAGAAGCAGAAAGCGGAACTGGCACAGGCCCTCTGGCCCAACTCCGCTCCCAAGGCCGCCTATATGAATTTTCTCAATCTGGAGACCGGGAAGAGCAAGAAGATTGATGTCGCCACCGTGCCCGTCCTCTGCTCTATGCTCGGTGTCAGTGCCGACTTCCTGTTCGGCCTCACCGACACCCCGAACTACACCGACAAGTCCCAGACGATCGCCGACAAGGCCCGGGAAATCGTGACCCTCGTAGCAAACCTTTAACAATCATCCGCGATATGGAAGAAAAAAGCAATCTCGGAGCGTTTGAGATCGCTCCCGAAGTGACCACCGAGCAGATGCAGGCCTTCTTCTTCGATGAGAATGCCCTCCGCGTCCCGCAGTACCGCCTCTACCAGTTGAACACCAAGGGTGTCCGCTACTACTACTCGCTCAACGACCACGGCGAGCCGACCTTCTACCCGTCCGTCACCACCATCCTGCAGGAGGTGATGCCCCGCAATGTCTTCCTCGAAAAGTGGAAGGCCGAGATGGGATGGGAACGGGCCAACGCCTACACGCAGGAACGGGCCAACTACGGCACTTTCCTCCACGGCCAGATCGAACACCTCCTCGTGGCCCGCGAGTACGACCTTGACAATCTGAAGGCCGAACTCGCCAAGTACATCGAACGCGAGCAACTCCCGACCGAGTTCATCAACTACGCCGAGGACTTGAAGAAGGACATCCTCTCCTTCGCCCAGTTCGTCATTGACTACGATGTCCGCCCCCTGTGCATCGAACAGTCCCTGTTCTCCACGAAGGGCTACGCCGGGATGATTGACCTCGTGGCCAACATCCGCACCACCTCCCTGTCGGACGAACTCAAGGCCCGCGAGAAGAAGGGCGACAAGTGGACGGAGAAGGACGAGGAGAAGTACTCCCAGAGGATCGTGGCGATGGTGGACTTCAAGAGTGGCCGGAAGGGCTTCTACGAGAGCCACATCCACCAACTCTACCTGTACAAGGATATGTGGGAGGAGAACTACCCCGACATCCCCATCACCTCCGTCTTCAACTGGTCGCCCAAGGACTGGCGGAAGTCCCCGACCTACAACTTCGAGTGCCAAGACGATGCGTACGACCACCGCATCACCGAGTGCCTGCTCGAACAGTACCAACTCCGGAAGACCGAGACCAAGTCCGTCACCCTCGTGTCCGGCAAGATCAGC